TGATTTCGGAGACCAACGCCTCCCGCGCCTTATCGACCACAGATGTGGGGGTGTCATTCATCGTAGCACCACGCTTCCGTCCATCTTCTTTTTCCATTTCGATTGCCTTCCGCAGGGGAAGGGATTGCTAGAGCGATGAGCGCCTAAGTGTTTCGCCTGTCGCCTCTTAGCCCTAGATATGTCTCTAATATCATTCCTAGTCTTAGTGCGATGGCAACCAACACAAACAACTCGGCAGTTATCAAGAACAGGAGAACCAGTAAGGCCGTCTGGGTTAATGTGGTCATATTCGAACTTCCCTGTAGTTAGCCTTGCTCCGCAGCCCTCGCAGCAGCCATTGGCACGCTGGAAAGCTTGCACTTTGACCTTGGCGGAGAACTCCCTACGCATCTTCTTGCTCTCTCTTCTTGGCCAAGAGTTCTCGCCTGAGCCATTGGCGAGCGGCGCGCAGTTGACGAATTAGCCCATCAAGAGACTCTACCGTTCCAAAGTCATCCGTTCCGCCGACGTTGACTTTGACATCACCGCCCCATTGCTGGTTCTTTTGTAGAGTGATTTTCATAGTCTTGCTTCCGCCCGGCGCGTTGCTTCTTCCGACTGACGCTCAGAGAATTTCATTTTGACGTACTCGACTTGCACCTTTAGCAAGGTTGCCTTCTCCCTTGCGGCGCACATCTTGCGCAGGTAGTCATCCCACTCGGGAGAAGCTTTAACGAGCGTTTCCGCGCGGGAAACCGGCATGTCGCCAAGTGCTGTCATGCGTTTAGCAAGGTACGCGCTCTTTGTCTGTTCGAGCAGATCGGCAGCAGCTTCGGCGTCGGCCCATTGCTCGGCGATGACAAGGAAATCGGTGCTGATGTTGACGGTCACGCGGCCTCCTTCATGAACTGGCTTCGGAGAGCCTTTTCCTTCGCGTTCAAGTCAGCCAAGAACAGCCGGACTTCCTTTTCCAGAATGTCGATTGCGCCTTGGTCGCGGTATACGCGCGCAACAAATAGGCGCATCTCTTCCGGCAACCGCGGATCGTATGAGACAAAATCGCACCATTTGCCCTCTGTGCAGGCCATTTGAAAAAGCATCTGCTTGACATACTTTTCCGGTATCTTGCCCGTTAGTAGCGTCTCAATGTGGGCGGCGGTGTTAGGGCATTTAATCTCCACAAGGCCGCCATCGGGCAGCAGGCCATCTGGCGAGCAACCTGCATTTTCTATGGTCGGATGCTCAACAAAGCCGACCTGTTGCACATCGCAATTCGCATGGAACTCGTAAGCCGTCCGAGCTTCCGGCTCGGTTGCCGTACCCCACTGCATGGCCGCGTTAGTGTAGGACTCGGATGGCTTGCCGGTTAGGCGCTCCGCAATCAACTCAGCCATGTAAGTTGCTCTTGACGCGCCATAGCCGCCGCTCTTGACGGTTGCTACAACGTCGGCAACGCGAGAGGCCGTGACCTTGCCGCACCTGATCGCATGCCATTCGGCACTGCCTTGTGCGATATCAAGCATGAGCCACCTGCTTCTTCTTTGCGGCAAGAGCGGCCACGGCTCGGTCGAATTGATGGGCGGGGAGATCGGCTAGGGAATCCACCTTCATGTAGCGGCAGAACTTCTCTAGGTCCGCGCCGACCTCCCCGATTAGGTGCGCTAGATGTTCGCGCTCGGCGTCCGAAATTGTCTCTTGGCCGTTGTGGTATTCGATTGCGGCGACGCCCGCAGCGTTGCCGTCGTCATCGTCCGTAGTCGAAATATTAAAGATCATCATAAGCAGGTAGCGCCGCCCGTAGCTCATCGTTGAGCCAAAGGCGTGCGTAGCCGTCTTGTTGATCTTGCCCGCCATGCCAGCCGCATCAATCGGCAGATCGGCTTGGTAGTCGCGAGAATAGCCGCCCTTCGCCACTTTGCATGTGATGCGGTAATATCCGTCACGCGGGCAATCTGCCGTCCCGAAGGACAGCGAAAAGCCGTGCTTGGCGACGATAGGACCGATTATCTGATTGACCTTATCCAGCGTGGCATAGTTGGAGTTGGTCTGATTGTTCCGGCTGTTGCGCTGGACGCGGGGCATTTCTGCTTGGGCTTCCGCTAGGGCTTCATTAAAAGCCCGCTCAGCGACTTGCGACGATTGCCGCTCGTATAGCGCCATCAACCGTTCTAGCTTCTCCACGTCCGTCTTTGGGTCTTGTGCGGCCTTGATAATCCCGGCCATCAAAGGATCGGGCGCGACGGTCGGAAGGGACTCGCGCGGCTCAAGTTTCGCTACGGCGTTCATGCTGCCAACTCCTTACGAGCCTTAAGGTCCATGATCGTGTACCAGCGCTCAGCGTGCAGCTCCGCGAGGTACGCGGAAAGCCGGTCGTGATCGGGCTTGCTAAGAGCGATTGTGCTAAGCCGACGCTCGACGTAGCGAATTTCGTCTGTAAGGAAGTCGATGCGTGAGGGCGTCCCGCTATTCATCGGAATCGTCCTCTTCTGGTTCTTCCTCAAGAATTGTCCCCGGCACGATCCAGCTTGACGAGCTGATATCCATCGGGCCGTAATTCACGCGGTCGCAACTAAAGCCGGTTTCGCGGTCGAACTCGAAAATCCAGTGCAAGGCGCGCATTCACTCGCCCTCCGTAAATCCGAGGGCCCAAGCAACCGACCAAATGAGGACGATTGGAATAAGCGGCAAAGCAGGGATTAAGTTTGTGAGGTTCATGGCTTAGCGCTTTCCTTCTTCTGCGCGAAACTCGCGCAAGACCTTCTCTTCTTGCGCGGCAGTTTCGGGAGAATGGCCAAGCAGATAGTAGTCATTGGCCTCTTCGTGAGAGACTTCTGACAAACCCAGCTCGGCTAGCTGTTGGTTGAGCAGACGCCGATAAAACATCGGTGTCGTGTTCACTTTAGTTTTCAGCGTCTCGCGCATCTCTTCATTCCTCATGGACATTGGGGGGAGGGGGACCAATTCGCGGCACGGCAACGAATTGCTGCACACGCTTGAGCGACTTGCTTTTCGGCCTCTCGGAGGGCCTTCCAATCGCGACGGCGCAAGGCGATAGCCTTTTTGCGCATCCCGTCTGCTGCGTATTCTTCTGCGGTTTTGTGCATAGCGGCGTGTCTCTCATGGATATTGGGGGAGGGGTTAGGCGGCTTCCTGCGCTTCGGCGTATTCCAATACGCCGTGCATGACCGGCTCTAGATTGGTTGAGTAATCGGAGATTACGTCCCAGCCGTCATTGCCGTAGATGAACCGGACCCAGCCGAAATGCTCTTGCTCACCCTTGCGATAAACAAGGATGTAATCCTCGTCTGTCGTGAACATTGCATGGAAGATCGCGTTAGCATCCGAGCTGCGTTCGATGGTGGTTTCTTCGCCATCGTTGACGCCGAGCAGGTATCCGGCCCGCAGAAGGGCATCCGTGCAGCGCCGAGCGATCTTTTCTTCAGTTCCGATGCGCTTGTAGACCGATGGCACGATCTCGCGGCCATCCGCGTAGTAGGTGCGCCCGACCTTGCTGAGTTTTGTGCGTGCCATTTCCGCCTCCAATTCCCCGGCTCATTCGTTCCGGGTATGGAGGCTATATGCACACGGTGCACACGCTATGTCAAGCACGAAAATGCATGGGGTGCAAATTTTTTTAGGCTGCTTTCAGAAGGGCCTCTATAATGGCCAAGGCTTGCCGCTGAATCTCGGGCGGGGCATGGCGCAGCCGGGAATAGACAAGCTTCGGCGGGTCAGGCTTAAGCGGATCAATATCCAGGAGGTCGGAAACCTCACAAGCGTAAGCGAAGGCGACCCGCTCTAAAAGGTCCTGATTGTAAGGGACTTCCCCTCGCTCAATCCTGCCCAGCGTCGTGTAGTCAATATCTAGGCGATCAGCGGCCCTTTGGAGGGTCAAATCCCGATATTTTCGCCACTGGCGAAGGAAGGTCGGGGCTCGATTGTGGGCAGGCTTCTTTCTGGAAGGCATAAGCCATTGTTCGACAAGAGCTTTTGAGTCGCCACGGCACCGCTTGCATAAATATGCTTGACATACATATGCACGGGGTACATATTCGGGCTTATGAAGCTCGCGGACTACCTCGCTCTAGCGAAAATGAACGACGGCGCTTTCGCCAAGCTCATCGGTCGCGACACCTCCGTTGTGAACCGTCTTCGCAGAGAGAAGATCAAACCTGATTGGCAGACCGTTGCTCGCATCCAAGAAGCAACGGGCGGCGCTGTTACTGCTACCGATTTCGTTCCTGCTGTTGAGCCCGCTCCCGAACTTCGGGAGGCGGTATGAGATTGCGCGAGCGACAGTGCCCCGCCTGCGGTGGTGAACTTATCCAAACTCCCGGCCCGTGGCTGGTATGCGCTTTCGACGACTGTGCAAGCTTTGTTCCTAACGCTGAGACTACATCACTGGCGACCAAACCGAGTGTAGTCCAAGCGTCCTTCGGTTCCTCATCCATGCCAAATCCAAGCATGAGAGGGACTGACGAATGCGCAAATTCGATTTGCGAGACGAGCAAATGACTAATGCCGCGCTCATAGACGAAGCGCGCGGCTATGCCAGCAAGCTGGTGCTGCGGGAAAGCCGTGGTCCTGGCGATACAGAAAACGCGATGCGCCGGATCGAGGCCAAATACGGCGTGCCGTTCAGTGCTTTGTGGAGTCTGCGTTACCGCCCGCCAAAACGTATCTGGGCAGATTTATTTTTCCAACTCCGCGCTGCTTACGAGGCCGAACGCGAGCGCCAACTGCGGCTGCTTCAACATGAGATCGACATCACCAAAGCCATCGCCGGGCCTTCTGCAAATTCTGTGGTTGCGGCTGAGGCTGTGGTGGACGCGAGTTAGGGAGTTCGCGCGATTATAAGTTTGTTCATCCCCGGCCCACCTGTCGGCTTTGCCCGCATGCGCGTGAGCAAGGTCGGCCGGCATTTCGTACCGGACAAACAGCGCACCTATGCGCAGAAAATTTCTTGGCTCGCCGAGCAGCGGATGCACGGCCTCGAGGAAATGAAAGGCCCCATCCAAATTCAGATGCGGGCCACATACGCTTACCCCGTGAGCTGGCCTGAAAAGAAAAAGCTGGCCACAACCTACAAAACCACAAAGCCGGACTGCGACAACCTAATCAAAATTGTTGCAGATTCACTGAACGGGATTGTTTATCGCGACGACGTTCAGATCGTGCGCGTATCGGCCTCCAAACAATACGGGCAACCCGAGGGCCTCACGATCACGGTTTCCGAGATCGAGCACGAGCAGGTGAGCCCGCTATGACCTACCCGCGCGATCTCGGCCCGTCCGCCGGAAAATTTTACGTCGCAAAGATCGACGCGAACGACAAGATCGAGCGCGTGATGTCGGGCGAGCTGTCTTTCGAGGAAGCGCGGGAGCTCGCGAAAAAACTGACAGTCAAATTCGAGCCCGTGCGCGTGTCGCATTGGGAATATCTCAAAGATCAGCGGGAGCGCCGTGACTGAGGCTCAGATTAAAAACGAGCGTGCGCGCCAGGAACGTGATCGGCAGCGCATGCGGGCAAACCTGACACGCCTGGAAGCGGAGGCAAACGCCGAGCTGCGCAAGCTCGATACGTGGGCCATGCGCGAGATCGTCAAGCAACGGCTGTGGGACGACGAATGAAGGATAACAGACGCTATACAAGTGACGAGATCACCAAGGCTGCGGCGCTTCGACAGCAGGGCTTCAAGTGGCGCACGATCGCCGTAAGGTTCGGCAGAGATCCTGTCAGCATGCGGCAGCATAGCCGGCGAGCAAAGAAGCCGATCGACCATAGGCACGCCGAGAATGAAGCGCTGGTTGCAGAGTTCGAGGCAGGCAAGACTGTCGCCGAGATAGCAGCGACGCGCGGCTGGTCATGGTCGCGTTTGCATGCGGCTGACGCGTGCTGGCATGGACGCCGAAATGCGCCGGGAGCTGCGTAATGGCTGAGCGTAAGCATACGCATTTCCCCTATCCGTTTGGCCGCTGGCGCCGGACTGTCAGCGGCGAGATACGCTCCGTGCCGCCGATCGAGACTGTCTGCAAGGGCAAGATCCGCACAGAGATCATGATCGCCGGCCGCTGCTACCGTAGCGATTCCGTCCTGACATTGCCGCGCGTGCGGTTTTTGGAGGGCGAGTGAGCGGTCGAACGGAACACCACGGCGAGGCCGGACGCTTTGCGGCTGAGATCCTGCGCTCGCGCGTGTGGACGGATCAGGCAGCAGCAATGCATGCCGAAGTGGCCCGCGAAGTAACGCGAGCGGGATTTGATGTCGAGTTCGAGGTCTGGGCGCCGTTTGCCGACTACGGCCGCGCCGGTCGAATTGATCTTCTGGCCGGACATGGCCGCGGCCTCGTTGCGATCGAATTAGACGCGCGGCGTCCGCGCCTTGGCTCAATACGCAAGCTCCTGACCTTCCAAGCCTACCGGATCATTGGGCTGCGCGGGGTTGAGCTCGAGCACGAGATTTTTGGAATTGACGAAGTCGTGGGGATGAATGTGCGCTGCCCCTCGCTCGCGCAGGCAACCGAAAAACGCTCCGTTAATAGGTTCGCCGCATGAGCCTCGCCACGACCATAGACGCGATGGTTGCGGCTGGGTGCACCCCCGAACAGCTCGCGGCAGTGGTTCGCGCGCATGAAGCCAAAGCGGAAGCGCGGCAGGCCGAAAAGCGCGCTTTGGCAGCCAAGAGACAGGCGACTTACCGCGAACGGCATCCTAAGAGTAACGCGAGTAACGCGAGTAACGCGTTACCTGCGTCACCCGACGTTACCGAGCGTCACACCGCGTCCAACGCGAGCGGGCGCGCGCGCGGTGAGGTTCTACCTAACTCCCTAGATTCTAATTTATCTCCTACCAAAGAACCCCCTAAAGGGGGTTCCAAAGGTAAGGTTCTTTCGCCCGATTGGCAGCCGTCGATTGCTGATCTCGACTATGCCCGCTCGCAAGGGCTCGCGGCTCCCCAGCTCGAAATCGAAATCGAAAAATTCCGAAATCATTTCCTCGGCAAGGGCGGGCGCGATGCTGCGCGCCGAGATTGGTCCGCGACCTGGAGGAATTGGGTTCTGCGCTGGCGCGAAATGGCGCCGCGGCCGAGGCAGCAAGCACGCGGCTCACCTGGAGGATTCGCTGCCGTTTTGGATGCACTCGAGGGCCGAACCGATGAACCAGCTTACCACGAAAAGCCAATGCGCGATGTTACCCCGCGAGGACGCGATGAGCCGCGCGATCGTGCGGATTTACACGAGCCGACTGGAAGAGTTTCCGGGCGCGGCGAAGTGCTCGATTTCCATCAAGCTCGCGCCGACCTTGGAGGATCGGAACCGGCTTTCTGGCCGACTCTCGGACTTGCGCGCTAGTCTCGCGCCGGAAGGCCCGAGCAAGGCTGCAGCGGCTGCCGTTAGCCGGATGTTCATGTGCTTCGCGTCCGTGTCGAAAATGGACGCCGGCATGGCAGCGCGCACGGCGGCGGCGTTTGCTGAGCAGCTAAAATATCTGCCGCTGTGGGCGATCCAGGCAGGTTGCGACGAATGGGCCGGCAAGGACGAGCCGTTCCCGCCGAGCGCCGGCCAGCTCAAAGCTGCGTGCGAGCGCGCGGTGCAGCCTGTCAGGGATGAAGCCGGCGCGATCCGCAAGATTCTCGAGGCAGAGGTTTATACGCCGAACGTGCGCAGCGCTGCGGCCCGCGATGTGATCTCGCGCGGGTTTCAGGATCTGCGCACTGATCTCGCGCGGCACGGCAAGCTGACGGCCAAGAGCGGGCGTGCAACGCATGTGTAGGATCACTTGGGTATGGCCTGCCGGTAGTCGGCATTTCGTGGTTGATTGTTCGCTCGTGGCTTATGGCGAACGTGACTGGCCCTCCCGCTGCACTTGGCTGATCCCAGGCACGTTCGCCGAATGAATATTCTTGCCCGCATTCGCTCCTATGACGACCTTGCCGCGGCGCTGAAAACGGAGCGCAAGCGGCAAGGCATGTCGCAAACGAAATTGGAGCAATCGCTAGAGTGGGATTACGAATATCTGTGGAAGCTCGAAACGCTGCGCAAATATCCGGCCGGCAAGCTGGCGGATTGGCTGCGGGGATTGGGGGTCGAGCTCGCCCTTGTCAAAACGGCGGATTTGGAGGCTGCTAAGCATACAGCCAAGGAAAAAAGTTTCCCTTCGGAATCAGAGACTTATAGATACGTGCGAAAAATAAATGGAGCCAAGGGCGCGCGGGCTCGCAATCGCAATCTTTCGCGGGTTCGCCGGCGGGAAATTGCCAGGAATGCCGCCAACGCGCGGCATGCGAAAAACCGGTGAATCAGCCTCGCCGCGCCTTTATCTCGAGCGCCTCGCACGCAAGCGCGACGCTAGGCTGGAACCCAAATGCGCTTTGGCGGCTCATCGAGCACGTTCCCGCATTCAGAGCATCGGAATCGCGCGTTTTCGGCCGTGCTCTTTTTCAGCCGCTTCACGACCGCGTGCCAGCATTCACCGCATTCGATGCGGTATGGCCAAAAGAACTCGGGCGCCGGCTTATCCTTCTTGCCAAGGCGCGTTCGTTTTCCAGTCCCAGGCGGATTTGGCTTCAGCGGCTTCCACGCGGAGGGCTGTTTTGGTTGGTCGCCGGCACTGCTCGGCATACTCACGTTTGAAAGCCGCCGCTGCATGAGCTTTACGCGCCTTCTTCCATCGACCCGGCTTCAGACCGGCTTCTCGCATCCACAAGTGCACCGCTTGGCGGCTGACCATCGCCCATTCAGCGGCTTCGTTTACGGTAACGGCGCCGCGCTTCAAAAGTCGCAGCGCTGTCTCCTTCACTCCCGCTTCGACGCCGTTGTGCAAGCTTTACAAACCTTCAAGTCATGCTTGACAAAAGATAAAGCTTGGGTCCGCGCCGTCAATCCCAAACAAGTATCGGTGAATCGATCATCAAATCGCAACAAAGTCAGATACTTATTTCCGCGCGTGAGCGCGGTGCGGTGACAATCGCAATGAAAATCGTGCAGTTTCTCGCGCGCCACCACATTCCTCTTTGCGTAGCGCGACTAGCGCGGAGCAAATGAACAACGTGGAAACCTCAACACTCCCTGCAGCAAGTGAAGCGGCGACAACAGGAAGCCGCGAAACGCCGCTCGCTCGCTCTCGCCGACGCATCCCCACTACGCCGCTCAAAGAAACCGAAATCACCGGCCGAATGCGGTTGCTCATCGAGTACATGGTGCACGGATCCCCGCACCGCTCAATCTCCGAAAAGGTCAACAAAAAACCAGGCGAACCATTCACACCAGAGGAAGCAGCACGCCTCCTCCATCGCCAACACCGATGGGCAAGACGCCTCCTCCAACAACCCGCAATGCAACGCCTCCTCGCCCGCGAAACAGAAGCCTTCCGAACAGGCGCCAAAGCCCGCGCATGGCGAAAAGTCGATGAGCTCGCACACACCCCAGGCGACGGCTCCGCAGCGTGGGCCAAGGTCAACCACCAAGCCGCAAACACAATCATCGGTGAGCCAAAACAAGCCGGCCCCACTATCAACGTCCAAACAAACGTCGGCGTATCCGTCAAAGCAGGCCTCGTCCTACGCCTCCCAGCAAACGCACCACAAATCCCGCTCGAGCAGGAGACAAACGACGATGCTAACCGCTAACTGGGGACGCACACAGCAAGACCGCAAGCCGGACATCGCAACCGCCGGCGAACAGGCACGGCAGGTCTTTAGAAGGCACAGCAAACAGTGGGAAGGTGATGCCCAAGCCGGTAAGCCGCAGGTACTGGATGCAGGCCAACGATTCACACAGCAGGAAGCAGAAGCAGCTTATCGTGATGCCCAAGCCGCGCGCGAGAGGCCACAGACATTTGCAACGATTCGCTGGGACCGATGGGCGATCTACTAAGGCCAACTGCTTACCCAGCAATAGGGAAACAGGGGAAACCTCAATGAGATCAACGAGCCTTCCAACTGAGGCCGGTCTGAAAGGCTCTCTTGACCATCCCTTCTCACCGCAACACGGCCCCGCGCGAGTCCGAAAAGGAGGGCCGGGGGGCAAAATTGGCGCGCGTGGGTCGAGCTCCTCATTCCCCCGCGCGTGTTTCCCCTCAGAATTTTCCAACCCCAGGACATTCGGATGACGCTTGGTGAAGCGATTAAGCGGTTTGAGGCTGATCTGCCGGACTGGTGGTGGCTTGTTGGGAAATGCAGCGTGAGTTGCAATGCGTCGTGTGGTCCCGATCGCAATGGGCGGGATGCGCACTTGTTAGGTAATCGGCAATTCGATGAAGGCTTCCACGCCGATCTTCTGGATGGGGGCACGGCGGAAGCGCTGGACGATGTGAGGCATCAAGCTTTGATTGCCCGCAAAGAGGTGAGCGATGATGCGACGCAAGCGGAAGAAGGTTGAGGCGAAGGCTGTTGATCCCGAGCTGCATGCCGAGTGGTCTGACGCAGTCGCGCTTGACCGGGAAGATCGAAAGCCTACTGCCGAGATTGTCCGCCTTGTCCCTCGCGCGCCCGTGCACCCGCTTGAGGCATGGTGGCGGCTATGGTGGTCGATGTGGGGTGTGAGGCTATGAAGCTTTGGCTGCTCGAGCAGGATGAGCACAACGGGTACGACACTTATGACAGCCTCGTTGTTGCGGCCGAGAGTGAGGATGAGGCGCGGGCTATTCACCCTGATCCGCCTGGAAGTCGTGGCTGGGGCACTACGGAATTTTTCAACTGGGCGAGAAAGCTGAGAAGGTGAGCGTGAAGCTTATAGGCGAGGCTGCGGCTGGGATCGGGGCTGGGGTAATCTGCGCCTCGTTCAACGCTGGTTGAGTGGTGCGGTGAAGGGGGCATTTGTTCGGGCCAGTATGCTAGCGCGTCCCCATGGCGCGTTTCCTCCCTAGACTGGCCGGGCCTTCGGGCTCGGCCTCTTTTGGAGCCCGGCATGCTAGTCCTGCTAATCGTCATTTTGCTTTTGTGCGGCGTCGGCGGCGGCGTGTGGGGGCATAGCGCCGGGTATGGGTACTATGGATGGAGCCCGCTGGGGCTGATCCTGATCGTGTTGCTTGTTCTCGCGCTGATGGGACGGTTCTGATGTCCCGCGCGAAGGTTATCCGGCCGCCGAAGTCGCTGCCGAAGGCGAAGCAGCTTGAGTCGATGGATTGGAACGTCATAGACGCGACGATCACTCGGGTAACGACGCTTGAGCGCAAGCAGATAGACGCTGAGCGTTTGGGAGAGCGGCTCGATCATTTCGATGCGATGCTGACGGACACGCGCAAGGATGTCGCGCAGATCAAGAGCACGGCCGAATACTGGGCTGGTATCAGCCAGCGCGTGAAAGAGCTCGAGGAAGCGCCGCCGACGAAGCCGACAGTGGTTTTGGAGGAAGCCGAGGCGCTTTCGATCTGGTGGGTGTTTGCGGTCAACGACGCGGTGCTCGCGCTCTGGTTCATGATCTGGTGGAATTGGCCGACGATTTTTGCGTGGTTCTCGACGTTCGCCAAGTAAATGCCCAAGTGAATGCCGCAGCTCGAACACGATCCCGAAGGTCGCACTATTTACGAGCCGGACGGGGCCTGCCTTGTCGAGTACCTGACCGATCGCTCGAATGTTTCGATTATCCGTGGGCCGGTGGGTTCGGGCACGAGTTCGGCGTCATGCGTGAAGATATGGACGCTGGCGAACGAGCAGCGGGTGCAGACGAACGGATTACGGCAATCCCGTTGGGCGATCGTGCGCAATACCTATCCCGAATTGCGCGACACGACCCTTAAGACGTGGCTGTTCTGGTTTCCTGAGAACATTTACGGCCGGGTGAACCGCTCGCGGCCGATGTCTCAGCTTATCCGCGTCGACGATATTGAACTGGAAGCGTTCTTTCTGGCGCTGGACGGTCCTGAGGACGTGGCGAAGCTGCAATCGTTCGAGTTCACGGGCTTCTGGTTCAACGAAATGGAGCACTCGATCAAGGAGATCATCGACACCGCGCACGGCCGAACCGCGCGCTATCCGCCGGTCGCCACGGGCGGCACGAATTGGTCTGGGATCATCGCGGACTTGAACGCGCCGAATGAGGACCACTGGCTGCCGATGATGGCGGGCGAAGTGCCCTATTCCGACGACGTGCCGGAAGATCGGCGCATCCGTTTGCCTGAGACGTGGAAGTATATTGTGCAGCCGTCGGCGTTGCTCGAAAACGCCGGACCGGATGGAAAGCATGACGGCACCTATCGGGTGAATCCGGCCGCCGAGAACCAGAAATGGCTCGATCCCGAGTATTACGCGCGGCAATGGCCGGGCAAGTCGAAGGCTTACATCGATTCAAAGCTAATGAACCGGATTACGTTCTTCGTTGAAGGTGATCCGGTGTGGCCGATGTTCCGCTCAGAGACGCATATTGCCCCGCGGCCGCTCGTTCCGGTGCCGGGACACGCTGTCGTCGTGGGATTGGACTTCGGGCGGCGCCCCGCGGCGATTATCGGCCAGGAGATCAACGGCCGGCTGAATGTGCAGTACGAGTTCCGCGCCTATGGCGTGGGTGCGACGACGTTTGCGCCGCAGCTCAAGCGGTTTCTCGCGCAGCACTACGGCGATGGCTATTCCTATCAATTCTGGGGTGATCCGAAGGGGCAGGACAAGGGCCAGGCCGACGAAACGACGGCTTACGACATTTTCCGCTCGCTCGGCATGAAGATCGAGCCCGCGCCGGTCAAAAACAACCATATCGGCACACGCCTGCAGGCGGTCGAGCATATCCTGAACGACATGCACAACGGCCTGCCGCGGTTTGTGCTTTCGCCGCTTTGCCTGACACTGAAAGCAGGCATGGCCGGCCGCTATCAGGTCAAGCGCGCCGCTGACGGCGATCTGACGCCGGTCAAGGACAAGTACAGCGATATTGCGGACGCTCTGCAATATCTCGTGCTCGGCATGGGCGAAGGACGCCGCATGATCGGCAAGGATGTCAATTCGAGGCCGCAGGTTCGCAATGCGATGGCGCCGCGGCGCTCACTGAGGAGGGCAGTTGCATGATGGACCCGATCGAAACCGCGCCGAAGGGCAAAACGATCATCGTCACCGGCGGCTGGTACGAGCATCCCGAAAGCGGCGAGCGTATCGACTTCGTGCCGTCGTTTGTTGCGTGGGACGACCTTGAGGGCAAGTGGATCATGCAGGACGACCACAAGCGCCCCTACAACGAGCCGAAGTTCTGGACGGAAACGTAAGGCGTGACGCGGCTAAAGGCTGTCTTATCGTCCGAAACGCGCTCTTGCCAGCCGGAACGGCGCACCCTGTCGTCAGGGATTCCTCCGCGTCACGTTGAATACCTAGCATGATCGCACAGCGCCTTCCAGACACGATTACCCGCTGGCACCTGATTTTTTGGCCCTACGGCGACACATGGATCGCCAATCGCGTACCGGGCGAGTTCAAGCATGTCAGCGCGGTCGCGTGGTCGGAAGCCTGCCGAACCTATGTCTGGTTCAACGTGCGCTATGGGCAGACCGAAATCTTGATCTATCCGCCGGGTGATGAAAGCGAGCTCGCGATAGCGGCCCGCATCGCCGGCTGCTCGATCCTGCAGATGGATGTCCAGCCTTCGCCCTTAAGGCTTGTCTCGTTCCGCTTCTGGTGCGTGCCCGCCATTGCCTCGCTTGTCGGGATCCTAAGGTGCGGTGCGACGCCCGACCAGTTTTGGCAACGCTGCTTGCGGAATGGGGCCAAGGTGATCTTCGATGGCAGGCGGCAGCGCATCCGCGGGAACAGGCTCAGATCCTGGCTGGCAGGCAATCGCCGCCATGAACCAGCAGAACGTTGCGATGCAGGCCGGTCCTCTGCGGGCGGCGCAGAACAACGAGATTCAGTCGATCCAGTCGGGGCTGTCTGACGACACGCTCAACCTCGTCAAGATGTTTGGCGCGCGCGCCTCGATGTCCGGCGCCAATATCGCCGCGCCCTTCACGTCGAGCGCCGGCGGCTTTGCAACGCCGTTTCTGACCCCGAGCACGGGCTTCGTTGGAGCGCGTAGCTGATGGCGCGCCCGCGCATCGGGCGCCAGCGCCCCGAGCCAGAGGACAAGCTTGAGAAAGAGGCGCTCGATCGCCTGAAAGACGCGCGCTCGCAAAAGGGCCACGTCCACGCCGACCTATATGAGGCTTACGTCTTTGCGGCGCCGCATCGCGCCCGTTCCATATCGAGCCGATCAAAGGCGACGAGTGCGAAGGCCGGCGAGGAGCGCTTAGTCGACACGAATTTCTTCATGGAGGTCTGCGCCGACTTCCCGACCGAAATGGAAAACACGTTCATGCCGCAAACCGGCGGCTGGGCGAAGCGCGGTCCAGGGATGGCCGTGCCGGACGATAAAAGGAAAACGGTCGAGGATCTCGCCGCCAAGGGCGACACCAAGATTTTCGAGGCGATCGCTGCGTCGAACCTCTATGCCGAGTACGGCAAGGGCGCCAATCCCGATCTCGCGATCGGCATCTATGCAATGTGGATCGACCATCGCCGCGCGTGGGAGCCGATACACTGTCAGTCGATCCCTATCCGCGAGCTCGAAATCAATCTCGGGCCGACCGGCGAAATCGACGACCGCTTTGTCGTTCGCCATACCAAACGCCGCTATGTGAGGACGCTCCTCAAGGGCATCGACCTGCCGGACGAGATCAGCAAGGACATCGACGACAAGCCGGAAGAAGATGCTTGCGTCGTGTGGGGCTTCTGGCGCCGCTGGGACGATGAAGAGAAAGAGGGCGGCGAGCGCTGGCAATACGTCGTGCTTGTCGACGACGACCGCGTGCACGACGCGGTTCTCAAAGGCGCAGGTGCATGCCCGCTCGTCATCGGCCGCTTCGGCGCTGACAATGACTTTGCGTGGCCGCGCGGTCCGATGCTGCGCACGCTCGCCGATGCAAGCGTGATCGACGAGCTGACCTATAAGAAAACCAAGGCGATCGACTTCCACATTCAGCCGCCGCTCGCCATCATCGGCGACGACCTGCCGGATAGCGATGCGGAAGCCGGCTATATGTACTCGTTCCGTCAAGGGACGGAAATCAAGAGCATGTACGAGCCGCCGCCGATGGACCCGGCGATCTACTTCTCGGCGGACATCGAGCAGCGCGTCAAACGCATCTTCTATCTGGACTATCCCGAACAGCGCGGAAAGACGCCGCCGACCGCCTCGCAATGGCTCGACGAAATGACGATGCGCCAGCAACGCATCGGCACGCCCGGCTATGCGTTCTGGACGGAAGCCTGCGCCGGCACGTTCATCCGGTTCCAGTACCTGCTTGAGAAAGCCGGCGTGATCCATGAGGTCAACATCGACGGCAAGGTGATTGCGCTGTCGCCGTACAATCCGGCGCAGAAGTCGATCGAGCAGCAGGAAGTCGCAATGTTCGCGCGCTTCGTGCAGATCGGCGGCGAAGCCTTCCCCGAAGAGTTCAAACTGAAATCGGATGGCGGCAAAACGCTTGAGAACCTCGCGCGCAAGATGGCCGTAAACGAGATTTGGGAGCAGCGTAGTCCCGACGACATCAAGGCAGCGCTCTCTCAGTTGCAGGGCCTCGCGCAGAATCATCCGCCGCAAGCGCCCGATGTGTCAGGTGCAAGCGCCGCCCCGCCGCCTGATACCGGCTCGCCGCCCGTGCAGCCGCGCGTCACGCTGCGCCAGGTCTAGCGATGGACGCCGCTCGCGCCCGCGAGCTTTTCACCTACGACGGTCGGCGCGGCTGTCTCTTGTGGCGGGAAACGGACGTTCCCGTCCGCGAGTATGTTCA